TCCAACGGGACACCATTTTTGTGCCTGAGTGGCGGAATAGGTAGACGCACAGGACTTAAAATCCTGCGGGAGTCAAATCCCGTACCGGTTCGATTCCGGTTTCAGGCACCAATTTATATATGTGGAGGAATACCCAAGTCCGGTTGAAGGGATCGGTCTTGAAAACCGAGAGGTCGTGTGAGCGGCGCAGGGGTTCGAATCCCTTTTCCTCCGCCATTAATTTTCATCGCGGGGTGGAGCAATTGGCAGCTCGTTGGGCTCATAACCCGAAGGTTGGAGGTTCGAGTCCTCCCTCCGCAACCAAAGAATATTAAAGAACAGAAATTGTTCTTTTTTTTGTATTATTTTTTTAAAAATAATGCTATAATTAAATAGGTGGTATAATATGAAGAAAAAAAGTAAGAAAATTTTATTTATTATAGTTTCAATGTTATTAATATTGAGTGGATGTAGTAAAAATGAAAATAAAGAAAAAGAAAAAACTAATAATGATAAGCCAGTTGTAGCAGAGAAAAAATTAAAAATAATAGATGAAGAATCAAATACAAGACCATACGCTGTTATGATAAATAATATAGCAGTAGCGAGAAAATATCAATCTGGTTTAGATGATGCTTATATTGTTTATGAAATGATTGTAGAAGGAGGTATAACTAGATTACTTGCCTTATACAAAGATGCAAATGTAGATAGAATTGGTTCCGTACGAAGTTCAAGACATTATTATCTTGATTATGCACTTGAAAATGATGCAATATATGTACACTTTGGATGGAGTCCACAAGCACAATCTGATATAAAAACACTAGGCATAAATAATATAAATGGCATATATGATGATAGTGCATTTGTAAGAGAAAGCAAATTACCAGTATCATGGGAACACAATGCATTTACAAGTACAAAAAAAATTACAGCAGTAGCAAAGAACAAAGGATATAGAATGACAAGTGATAAAGATACATTATTAAATTACTCTGTAGATGAAATAAGCTTAGAAAATGAAGAAGAAAAACAAGTGGCAAATAAAGTTGATATAAAATATTCTAATTCAGTAATTACAAATTACGAGTATAATGAAAAAGAGAAAGTATATTATAGAAGTGTAAATAACGTAGAACATACTGATTACGTTACAAAAAAACAATATACTGCTAAAAATATTATAATTGCATATATTGATAATAGTTATATTAGCAATGATGATAAAGGAAGACAAAACATTGATAATATTGGATCAGGAATTGGATACTATATTACTGACGGTTATGCAATTCCTATAACTTGGAGTAAAAGTGGAAGAAAAGAACAAACTGTTTACAAAAAGAAAAATGGCGAAGAAATAAAAGTAAATGATGGCAATACATATATACAAAATGCACCATCTAATTCAGCTACAATTTCTTAGTGTATAAAAAGGAGGAAAAATGCTTAAAGGAATACTTATAGGAATAGGTATGATATTACCTGGAGTTAGTGGCGGAGTAATTGCAGTAATTTTAGGTGTTTATGATAAAATAATTTACTCTTTAAGTAATTTTTTCTCTGATTATAAAAAAAATGCAAGATTTCTAATACCATTATTTATAGGTATGGGAATTGGTGCAATAATATCTGCAAAAATATTAATATATATATTTAATAAATATTATATAGAATCATGTTATCTATTTATAGGACTCATCACTGGTTCAATGCCATTTCTAATAAAAGAAGGCAAAGAAAAAGATAAAAACAAAATAAACCATTTTTTACTTACATTTACTTTTATTTTATCATTCATAGTAACAGTATTCTTTAAGAATAATTTAAATTTTTCACAAGAATTAAGTAATAACTTTGAGTCATTTTTTAAACTATTTATTACAGGAGTTATATTTATATCAGGAAAAATAATACCGGGTTTAAGTAGTTCTTGCATGCTAATGATGATTGGAATGTACTCATATTATATAAATATTATGTCAAATCCACTTACATATACATTAAATAATCCAATACAAATGATATTCATAATATTAGGAATAATTGTAGGTGCTGTTATATTTATTAAATTAATGAATTATTTATTAAATAAATACTATTCTACTACATATAGTTTAATAATTGGATTTGTTTTAGGATCATTAATAGTTATGTATCCCAATACTATTAACATAACAGGGATACTGACATTGTTCATTGGAATATTAGTTTCTTATTATTTTTCGACATATTTGCGAAAATAAACTTAGAAAGTATTGACAACCGTTGCTTTAATTTAGTATACTAAAGGGGCAATTGTGAAATGGTTCTATGGTGTAGTTGGTTAACACGCCTGCCTGTCACGCAGGAGATCGCGGGTTCGAGTCCCGTTGGAACCGCCATTATGGCTCTGTAGCTCAGTCGGTAGAGCAGAGGACTGAAAATCCTTGTGTCGTTGGTTCGATTCCAATCGGAGCCACCATAGTGAAATTTACGCCCGTTATATAGTTATTATGCGCCCATAGCTCAATTGGATAGAGCGTTTGACTACGGATCAAAAGGTTATGGGTTCAACTCCTATTGGGCGCGCCAATATCGGGAAATAGCACAACTTGGTAGTGCGCGTGGTTTGGGACCATGAGGTTGCAGGTTCAAATCCTGTTTTCCCGACCATTAGTCAATTAGCCCTTATTTTATAAGGGTTTTTATTTTTTACATCTAGTTCGACATCTAGTTTATATCTATTTTAAATTATTTAATAGGTCTATAACTTGACCTTGTTCTGTATCAGGAAACAAATTTGCATAATATTTCATCATAGTTTCTACAGTATGTCCATTTCTATTGGCTAGTGCAGATAAGAAAGCATATTTGTCTATTTTTACATTATTATTTTGTTGGTTTTTTATATATTCTTGAATAAGTATCGTTGTCAATGAGTGCCTAAATTGATGATTAGTAATAGGAACAACACCAGCCAAATTGAAATAATTAATTCTTTTTCTATCTGCTGTTGTTTTAGATATTGGAATAGGGCCTCCAAAAACATACCATGATTCTTTGTAATCTTTGTATTTCATTTGTTCTTTTTTATAATCTAAAAGTACATTGTGTAGTGTATCGTTCATTATTATAACTCTACTTTTATTTGTTTTAGTAGTTGTTTCAAAAATGGAACCAGCAATATCTACTTGTAGTGTGGCTTTAATGGTTATTTTTTTATTATCAAAATCCACATCACTCCAATGTAGTGCCATTGCTTCACCTTTTCTTGTATCTGCATAAAATAGAAAGTTAAAATATGCATACCATAGTGGATCATCAATTACTGATATAAATTTTTTAAATTCTTCAAATGTAATATAATTTTTTGTTTTTTTCTCTACTTGACCAATTTCTTTTTCAAAATGACCATACATAGCAACTGGATTTATTTGCAAAGAATAGTTTCTTATTCCATAATCAAAAATATTCTTAATAATTTGATTACATTTATTTAAATAGTCAACAGACAACTTAGAATTGTCCTTACACTCTTTTTTATTACTTGATAATTTTACTTTATTTCGCATATACTCCTGCCATTTGCCTATATCTTGAGTATTTATACGATTTATATAGGAGTTTCCAAAATAGGGCAATATATGTGTGTTGTATGCTTTTATATATGAATTAATAGTTGAGGGTTTTCTTTTTAAGTTTTTAAAATAATCATTTGCGACTAAATCAAATTTTTTATTTATTGGATTATCGTTTTTTAAAACAAACATAGATAATGCTTTTTGACACTCTTCACGAGTTTTATATTTTCTTGATGTGTATTGTTTGTTTCCTTTTGATTTTCTAAAATAGTAACATCTTCCATCCTTTGTTGGTTTTCCTTTGAAAATTAGCATAAATATCTTGCCTCCTTTGAAAATATTTGCTATAATATAATAGAAAAACTGATATGAATATATTTCATATTTAATTGTTTCTCGACAATAGTTTTTCATTTCAACACTTGTTCCTTTTGCAGAAGGAGCAAGTCCTTTTTTTTATTTAAATTTTTAATTTAGTTGTTCTAATAATTTTACTACTTCATCGTGTTTTGGAAATTCATTATCAATGACATATGCATATCCATTTTTAACTTTAGCATCAAAAGATGAATCTAATCCGCTTAAAGTAAGTTTTTGTGACTTTTCAGCATTTTTATATGCATCACTTGATTTATCAAATTTATATATTTCTACTTTTGTTTCGCCAGATTTTAATTTAAAACCTTCTGATGCGCCAACCATTTGATAAAATGCATCGCTTTTTTCACAAGTAATTCCTAAGTCTTCAATTTTGCTTTGTATATTACTCATATTAATTTTTTCTTTTTCTACAGGATTATTGTCTTTGTCTTTAGGTGTGTCATTATTATTTTTTTCATTTCCACATCCAACTAATAATAATACAAAAGCAAACATTAACATTAATTTACTAAATTTTTTCATTTTTACACCTCGCTTTCTACATCTATTTTAAAAATACCTGTACTAGCATATTTTTAATCAATATTTAGTTTTATTGAATTTTCAATAAATTTTATATAATCGCTTGCTTCATCTTCGTATTTATCTACATAGAAAGCAAACATATCTTTATTTATTTGATTTAAGTGACATAATTCTATATGTGCAAGTTCATGCAATATAGTTTTTTTCTTTTTGTAATATGATAGGTTAGAATTAATGATTATATTATATATATCTCTATATGTGAATACAAAGCCATTAATTCCATCATCTAAACTAACATATGTAATGTTAGCATTGTAAAAATTTAATAAGTCTTGCTGTGTTATACTGCCATTTAATAAATTTATAATCATACTTAATACCTCATACTAAGTACCTATACTAGCATACTTTAATTATTTTGTTCTCCATCGAGTTCTTTATCTATTTCTTTTTTTCTTTGTTCAAAAATAGTTTTAATTATTGCTTTATCTGATTCGGTTAGTACATCTTTATATTTATCAAAAAGTATTTCCAAATCATTTTTGGGTAAATTGGTTTTACTTAAATCTTTATTGATTAAATCATCCACTGTATAATTTAAAAAGTTTGCAATCTCAATCAGATCATTTGTCATGATGTTTCTTTCTCCACTTTTCCACATTGAAATTAAACTAGGGCTATTATGATTTGTAATTTTTAATAAAGTTTCAGCACTAACTATATTATTATCAATCAAATAACTTATGTTTTTAGGAAAATAATTTATCATATACTACCTCCTTACGACATAATTATACCTCTTTTTTCACTAATTTACAATATTTTTTTCACAAAAAGTGAAAAAGTGCTTGACATTTCACGCAAAGTGAATTATTATTGAAATAGTCAAGGAGGTGTGCATGGAAACAAATGAAGTACAAGTAATTAGAAATATAAAAGCAGTTCAAAAAAGATATGGACTTAGTAATACTGATATTTCTAATAAATTGGGTATTTCTGAAAGGACTTATGTTAATATGAAAAATCATCCGTTTGAATATCCAATTTGTAAATTAAATGATATTGCTGAAGCGATAGGTTGTAATATCAATGAATTTTTTTTACAATTATAATTCACTAATAGTGAAGAAAGAAATTTGCATGAAATAAAAATCAAAAATTGAAAAAGATGCTGCAACATCTAAAAAAACAAAAGGAACAATGTGTTGAAATGAAACTAAAGGAGGAACAAAATGGAAACGGAAAAACTAACAAAAGACAAAGAATATATGAGTGCATTAGACTTAATGAACATAATTCCAAATCTTACTTATGACAATGCGATTAAATACATAAATGAAATTAGAAAAGAAATGGAAGAAAAAGGTTATTGTGTACCAACTACAAGACCTAAGTTAGCATTAACCAAATTAATAAAAAAGAAGTTTGGTTGGTAAGAAGGTGAGTTTTATGAAAAAAATTAAATGGAAAAATGTATTTATAGCAATGTTGTTTTTGATAAGTGGTGGGTTAATAGTACATGATCTATTTATGTTAACAATATATTCAATAATCACAAGTTATACAACAACATTATCGGTGTTTGGATGCTTAACATTAGGATTAGCAATTTATATATTTAGTAATTGTTATGAATATTTTAATACATTAATGGAGATGTAAAATGAAAGATAGTTTTGTACTATATACATCACAATATGTTGCGATTAAAGAACTTGAAGATGAACAATTAGGTAGGTTGTTTAGAGCACTTTTTGAAAAACAACTAGGAAATGAGGTTGTTTTGACAAATGATATAAAAATTGCATTTAACTTCATAAACAACCAAATGGTTGTAGATAATCAAAAGTATAAAAAGAAGTGTGAAACCCTTAAAAATAACGCAAAAAAGGGTGGTGCACCTAAAGGAAATCAGAATGCAAAAAAACAAAAACAACCAAATCGAGAAAAAAACAACCTTAATGATAATGATAATGATAATGAAATTATCATAAATGATAATTTAAAAGAAAAAAATAAAAAAGAAAAAATTTCTTTTGGCGAATTTAAAAACGTTTTGCTGAGCGAAGAAGAATTAGAAAAATTAAAACAAAGATTTCCTGATTATGAGTTAAGAATTGAAAAATTATCGAATTACATTGCAAGCAAAGGAGATGGATACAAAAGCCATTATGCCACAATTTTGAATTGGGCAAGAAACGAGAAGAAGGAAAGTGATGTAGCTGAAATAAAACCTGAGTGGTATGGAAAGGAAGTTAAGAAGAAAGAAATGACCCAGGAAGAAGTAGAAGAACTTGAAAATATACTGAGTGAATTTAAAAATTAAAAAATAGGAGGAACAATGAAATTATTAAACAGTGTGAAACTAGCAATGGAAAATAGAACATTGCGATTAGAAAATGAATCATTAAAGAAAATATTAAAAGAACAAAGTTTCAAATTTTTAATGGATAAGGTAAATGAACCGTATGAAATAGAAAAGCTTAGAACTGAAAATAAGAACATGAGAGTAACGATAAAAAATCTAAGAAAGATTTTGAAAGAGGAAAAGCAATGATAGAAGAAAGAGTGCCTGGAACAAATCCTTTATTCGAAACAAGAAAAGAATCCGAATTACAAGTAGATAGGCAAAAGAGATATAAACAAATAACGGAAATATTAAAAGACAATCCTGATGGATTAACTGCAAAAGAAATAAGTGTTGAAATGAAAAGGAGGGGTTATACACCAACCGATGAAAGAAACTTCTCAAGCCCAAGAATAACTGAAATGTTGATAAGTGGATCAGTTGAGTGTATTGGTAAGAAAAAATGTATTTATACGAATAGAAATGTA